TAGTACTACCATCAAATCGCAAATCATTGGAACCATTTTTAATCATCGTGCTACTGTCTAAAGCGGTACCATCAACAACTGTGCCTGTGGGATTATTTTCGCCAGTAACTGGACTAAAACTGTCATAGTAGAATGTAGCATTGTTACCATTTCCTGATAGATCATACCAAGTAGTTCCTGACCCTGTCCAAGATGTAGGATTGCGACTATCTAAGTATAGTTGTAGGCCATTAGTTACCGGTGCTGTATCGACTACATAACCAACACCGCTTAATGTAATTCCTCTTATGATCATATACCGTACCTCGATCTAATAGCTGAATGATTTTGTGCCATTTCTCCAACAGATAATGCTCGACTGTATACTGCCACTATACTAATATCTCCATACCAGTAGTTGTCACCGTAGGCTACATTTTCGCCGCCGTTAGTAGACCATTGTGCCAGGGTCTGCCCTGTAGCACTATATACTGCCTGTCCGTTAAAATATCCCGTCATGTTTCCACTGGCGTCTTGGGTAACCCCTACAGTAAACCATTGACCAGTTGTCAATGACAAGGGATTTGACACAATAGCACCACTGCCAAAACTACCGTGTATCTCGTAGGTGCCCGAGCTGGGACTATAGATATAGGTATTAAAATTTCTAGTACCTGTAGGAGTACCAAACAGGCATCGATAAAGACTGGTACCAAAACTGGCGTTCATTCTTGCGGCAATGAATGTAGTCTTGCCTGTGTAGGTGGTATTGTACTTGCCGGTCGGAGTGCTGGCCAGTTGTGTGCCAGCACCGTTGAATGAGAAATAACTGGCGGCCCCAGCACTGGTAAAGGGCGGACTGCTAGTAAATGTGGCATTGTTGGTGTTTGAGCTGAGATCAGTCCAGGTAGTTCCTGATCCAGGATAACTACGAGTTTGTCCAGCGTCAAGATACAATAGAGCACCCGAGGTAACAAATGGCTGTTGATCTTGTACAAAACCAACATTGTAAAGTGTAGCACCTCGAATGATCATGTTACCAATCTATCTTTAGTTGACGTACCCAGTTTTGAGCAGTACTACCACCAGTGTATGCCGCTACACCAAAGTAATTGCCTGTTGGAGTCCAACTACCAATGTTAACCGATCCTTGATATATTTCATTTAGGTACACTTCCAACATACGGTTGCCGTTCTGTATCTTGCGAATCTTTAGGGTCAAATTGTAGAAACTGGTGTAACTAGCGTTCCATAACGTAACTCCAGATGTTACATAGTTACCGTTACCAATATATGGAATGTTAGTTTGTGTGCCGCCAACATAAACTTCAAACTGACTTGCACTACTATAATAATGGTTCATAACTGCGATACCACCATAAGTGTTGGTATTACCGGGATTACCTGTTATGGCAGCATTAGATCCAAAGTAAATCCATTGTCCATCAGCACCAGTACCGCCACTGGCACCAATACTAGCAGTTATAACCATATCATAGTTATAGTTTATTGTACTACTATTCCAGTTAATGTAGCCGGACTGCGAAGTAGAAGTAGTAGTTAGTTTTAATCCGTATGCCTGAGTGCTATCCCATGTAGCATTTCCACCAATGGTACCACTTGGAGTAAATGAACTCAATGCCGATGTGGAATTAGCTTGCCACGTGTCCCACAAGAAACGTGTCTTAGGTCCACTTGATCCCGTTGCTATAACATTGCCGGCAGTGATGTTGCCTGTGTATGTAGCCGTTGTACCAATACTGTTACCATACTGTGTGCCAGTAATGTTACCGGCTGTTAAATTGCCAACAATAGTAACAGTATTACCGAACCAAGCAGGAGTAATGCTTGTGGCTACCAACCAACCTGATCCATCTGGGTTGATAGTAATGTTAGCATTAGTTCCTACCACTGTACCAATTGTACCACCAGTGTTCATCACAAGGTCGCCATTGGCAGGTATAGTTAAGTTACCAGTATTGTCAAACACATACGAATAACTACCGGATACCAAGGTAACGTTAGGTTGTGTACCATAGATGTTACCAACTGTACTAATACCAGTTAGTGCCGCACCATTACCTACAAAGTAGTTGGCTGTGACGTTACCTGTGTATGTAGCAGTAGTACCAATGCTGTTACCGTATTGTGTAGCAATAATGTTAGCGGCTTGTACATTACCACTAGCAACAACGTTACCAATGACGTTGATTTGTCCCTGGCTAATTGTTGCTGTTTGTACACCACCAATTTGTACTATAGCATTGCCACCACCAGTAGTAAATGATAAACTACTTGCGCCATTACCAACTGTAGTTGAATTAATAGTGCTTAAAATATTAACACCATTGGCAAATAAATGGTTGTTGGAAATTATATTTGCTGATGTGACGTTGCCTGTTGTGGTAATTGTACTAACTATACCACTTGATAATAGTGCGTTAGCCTGTGTATTACCGTATGTTGTGGATAATATGTTTACACCATTAGCAAATAAATGGTTGTTGGAGATTATATTACTAACTGTGATATTTGCTGATCCACTAACCGATGATAGAATAACGGATCCATTTGATATTACATTGGCATTGGCGGGCAATGTTAAGTTGCCGTCGATACCAAACACATAGTTGGCAGTACCAACTGTAGTGCCATTTGAGATGTTGGGATTGTAATTGTATAGTGTAGCAGTAGTACCAAGACCATTAGGTAAAGTTACAACATCACCGTTCTTGTAGCCGGTTCCAGGATTAACTACAACAAGGCTGGCCTGTGTGACATAACCATTACCTGCGGTGCTATAACTTGCTGTCATGCCCGTACCTGACCCACCCGTGACCGCTTGGGCGGTGTAAGGAGGACTGTTGTATCCACCGGCAATGTTAGTCAAGATAAGAGTGTTGTATATGCCCGAAGCACGTACAGTCAAAGGCACAGCACCAGTTTGCACAGTACCAGCACCAATGGTCACGTTACCAAGAGAGCCTGTGCCCGCACCACTTTGACCAACACTTAGTATACCCGAAGCGGTGCCTGCGTTGATGGTACTGGCATTTTGGAACAAGCCTGTTGTGGCCTGGTTAGTTACCAAACCTGTGGCGTTTTGAATTGTTATAGCACCTGAACTAACAAGTCCAGCGCCGTTGTACAGGCTCATACCACTGGTGCTTATGGCCATGTATGCACCGGTAGCACCTGTCCAGCCGGTTGCGGCGTTGGCAGTTACCGCACCGCCGGTAGCATACCAATATAGTGCATTAGGACCAACTATCAGATCCGATGCACCAGTTTGTGTATTACGATATCGTTGTACACCGTTAGCATCAAAGTAAATATTGTTGCCTATGTGTGATGCGTATCCAAATGTGGGGCTACCATAATTGCTGATAACAGTATTGGCACCTAGGAATATAGCAGTTGCATTGGCCTGTATATTGCCTGTGGCTACGTTGCCAATAACACCTGTGTTACCAATAAAGACTGCGGTATTGGCACTCAACATCGCAACTACGTTGGCGTTAGCATAACTTGTCCCACTGCTACCGCCTGTGCCACTTGTAAATACTGTGCCGTTGGCATAGATAATGTTGCTGTTTGTTGGTATAGTTAAATTACCAGTATTGTCAAATGTCCAGTTATAACTACCAGCTTGTAGTGTTACGTTACTGCTTGAACCATAGATGTTACCAGCCTGGTTATATGTTAAGCCAGTGAGTGCAACACCATTACCTACAAAGTAGTTAGCTGTAATGTTGCCAGTGGTAGTAATAGTTGCAGAAGCCAAGTAAGCAGCTACGTTTGTGTTGCTATATGTACTACTTGGAGCAACTGTACTTAAAATGTTTACACCATTGGCAAACAAGAAGTTTGGAGCAATTACATTACCAGTAGTTGTAATGTTGCCAGTGGCACTCAAACCTGTTGATGATACTGTAGTAATAATACTGTTGTTAATAGCAGTATAGATACTACCACCACTTGCAGTATTAAATGTTACACTACCTCCATCGGTTAACATGTTGTAATTTAATACACTAGGAGTTACGTTTGTGTTATAGATTGCAGCAGCTGAACCACCAGCAAGTTTTCTAAATACAAAACCACCTTGTCCTGATCCTACTGTTAAGTTACCAGCAATACTTGCGTTGCTGGTTAAGCTGATGTTGCTTACTGTATTACCTGACAATAATGCAATTACGTTTGAATTGTTATATACATTTGCCTGTAAATTGGCAATGGCAACATTAGCCGCAGTGGTATTTGCAACTAATCCTAGTATAGTAGCATCTGTGCCGGCGGCTAAGTATGCGGTTACATTTGCGTTACTGTATGTAGAGCCGCCACCAGAAGTTGATGACCAGGCTGTACCGTTAGCCCAAAATATACCATTACTTACTTGTAAAGTATTAGCAGAAATTACATTAGCGCCGGTAATATTACCATTGCTACCTGTTGTAGTAATACTAGCTACTGTATATGTTCCACTAGTAGTTAGGTTACCAGCGGTAATGTTGCCTGTAGTTGTGATTGTAGCAGTAGTTAAGTAAGCGGCTACGTTAGTGTTACTATATGTTCCTGCCTGCGGATTAGCTGTTAGATAACTTGCTACGTTACTATTACTGTAGAATGTTTGTGTAGTAAGATATGCAGCAACGTTAGTGTTACTATATGTTCCTGTTTGTGGATTGGTTGCAAGATATTGAGCAACTTGAGTATTACCGTAGTTACTACTTGTGAATGGAGTACCATTGGCAAAGAAATATCCTGTAGCTGTAACGTTACCAGAGAATAAATTACCAGTATAGTTTACATTACCACCACTGAGATTAATGTTACCGCCAGAATAAATGTTGAGAGGTTGTCCGCCAGGTGTACTCAAACTCAATCCATATACAGTACTGTAAATAGAGCCAGCCGGTGCCAGTGATATGTTAGCAGTATTCGTACCACTGTTGTAGCTACCAGTAATACGCACATCGCCTAATGCAGAAGCAATTACGTTAGTTACCTTACTACCATTACCAATTAAATATCCAGCAGTAATGTTACCACTTGTAGTTAGGTTGCCTGTTGTTACGTTACCAGACAAGTATGCTGTTACGTTAGTGTTGCTGTATGTGCCAACAACACCAGATAAAATACTTTGGCCATTAGCATAGTTAAAACTGTTAGCTGTGATAACATTGGTACTAAAGTTGTTGACAACTGTTAGGTTACCGGCACCTATATTACCCGATGTCTGAGTAGACAAATATGCAGCTACCTGTGTGTTACCATAGTTACTGGATACAAAAGGTGTACCATTGGCATAAAAGAATCCCGAAGCACTTACGTTTCCAGCAAACACATTACCAGCAATACCCACACCGCCTGCTACTTGTAGTGCACCTGTGCTTGTGCTTGTACTTTGAGTTGTTTGCGCTAGAATTAAACCAACGTTGTTTTTAAAACGACCTTGATAGTTATTGGTTGTACTGAATCCACCTGTAGTGAATACGATGTCAGCGGCGCTACCAGTACCAAGAATTAAGTTACCGTTTGAACCTGTTGTACCTTGCACATACAAGTAACCATCCAGGGCTGTATTTAATTCATTACCTGTACCACCAACAAAGCCAGATGAGTTGATACCCATGTCAATGTAGCCTGCACCAGCTGAGCCTGTGTCAGCTGTAGCTACATAGTCGGTCGATGCGTTAGCACCAGAATTAATATTTTGGTGATTGACCTGAGCATAACCATTGAAGTTGGTTGAATTTTGTAGGACTGTCTGTGGTTGATAATTGTAGCCAGAAAGGATACCAGCGTACAGAGCACCAAAACCTGCAGCATTACCTTGGAACTGGCCAGTTTGAATGTTGATAGTATTGACATTGCCAACATAGCTAATGTTACCGGTGACCGTTAGATTGCCAGCTCTGAGGTTCCCAGTGTAGGTTGGCAAGTAGGTTGACAGATAAGCACTGGCATTTGAATTTGTGTAGACTTGAGTTTGTAGTGTAGCGATACGAGCATTGGCTGCTGTTATGTTTGCGTTGGTATTTGTAATACTATTTGTGATAGCGGCAATAGCACTACCTTCTTGAGCCAAGTTGGCAGCAATTTCGCCCAAGGTATCCAAGGTACCAGGAGCAGAGTTGATTAGGTTATTAATTGCTGTGCTAATTTGATAATCGGTATAGCCTTTTAATGCTGTGTTGGCAGAAATCAAATTGGCATTGGTAGCAAAATCAGTTTGTCCAGCTGGGCCTTGATATGCAGTTGATTGTTCTGACGCATCAGCAAATACCACATTACCTGGTAAAGTCAATGATCCAACGTCATTGAAACTCCAGTTATAACTTTGATTGGTAGTGGTGTTGGTTACCTGTGCACCAACAGATCCCTGTTCAACATAGATGTAATCTTGCTCTGGGTTGGTGGTATTACCAACAAACATGCCCAGGAACTCTTGCCCGGCATCCACATTGGCTGTCATAGTCAGGCCAGGGCCAATCTCGCCACTGACGATACTGCCATATGGGAAGGTTATTATATTGGTTGTCAAGTTACCAATGGTAGCTGTGCCACTGGCACTGAGTTGATTTTGTAGCAGGGTTACATTGCTGGTAATACCCGTAATGTTGGCACCGTGTACATTGGCCAATAGTGCGCTGATATTGGCAGTATTGCTTTGTATACCTTCGATGGTAACAATAACATTGGATACCTGCTGTGTGGTGGCCAGGATACTCATGCCGCCCGGAGTAGCGCCGTCTTGTACTCGAATTGTTTGTAAATCTGTATCTACGACCAACTCGCCTAGCGGCCCTGTGTAGGCACTGGCAGCGGTCGTATTGCCACGTTTAATTAAAATTTGACTGATATTGAGAACTGGCATGATTAAATAGATCCGCCATCTACAGAATATGTGTCGCTCAAAGGAGGTGCTACGGTTGTACTATAGTAAGCTGGTAAAATTTCTAAATCTAAAGGAACTCCATAGTTGTCGTCGATGTAGACCGGACTAGTTTTATCTGTGCTGGTAACGGTAGTGCTGAACGATAGTTTGTAAAAACGCTGTTCCAAACTATTGATGGTGTTGGCGTCAAGTGTAAATGTACCCTGTCCAAGTTGTATGTTGGCCCAGGTCACTGCATAGCTGTTGATAGTTACCTGATTGACTGGATCCTGTATACTGGCTGTCACACTACTGCCAGTCAAATTCACAGGCTTTTGATCCTGATTCATAACGGTAACTTGTATGGGATTATCAATACCCTGGTAAACTTTAATTGGGCGGCTGTACACTTGGCGATTCCTTGTTGTAAATATCGCGGGATCAAAAACTTGAACCACGGCTGTATTTGGATATAAATATGCTTTGACGGTGATCATTATTTGCTCATCTTTATAACTATTTATCGGACAACGTGGAAGACCACTACAAGCAACTACTCGCACAATACCCATACCTGAGCCACATCACCTACGGCGGCAATGACTACATAGGTATCATACAAAATTCAGACGAAGTTATTACTACAATTTACGACTTTGGCCTACTCAAAAGTGAAGATGTCAAGCATATATTCCTGGAACTGGGGGAAACCTGGTGGTGGGAGTCAAACAGATTGATTCCAATCAATGTGTTCTTAAAAGCTGACTGGATGGTATTCAAAGGGTGCTTGCGCACCATGAATTCAAAAGATGTGGAAATTAAAATGGGCCCTTACGTGAGCCTGAAAGAAATGGCTACCAAACGTAGCAAACGTAAATCGATTACGTTAGTTCGTAAAATCCCGCAGTAAATTCATATTAACTACCACGAGATGTGCATAGGCTATGGCATGCGACTTCTTGAAAAAATAGCTGTCATCTTGGGGTCGATCCCACACGGTTTCAGCCACTTCACGCCAGGGTTTGCCTATTAAATGCCGCTTGGCGGGTCTGATCACTGCCAGGAACATGGCCATGCGCGGTATAGTATTAACCGCTTCGGGCATTTGAATCAGGGTTCTGTAGTGATTGTTGATATGAATCAACTTGCCACAAAACTCTGGATCATATAATCTATCCCATTCGGGTTCCTGTGCAATCAACTCTTGCAAATGTGCTTCACTCTTTATCTGCGTATATAATGATACGTTTAGGAAGTCCAGTTTCATATAGCCGCGGTCTTCAGCCGACTCATACTCAATACTGGCCAAGCCGGTAAATGGATCCTGAGGAATCGCAGTTGGATATACTCCGGTATTGTGCCGTACCAATCGTCCATCACGTAGTATACTGGCCGGGGTAGTTTTCAGCAAGGCCAAGGCCTGTTCTCTGTCAGGAAAGTCTATGTCAATATCTGAACGAAATTTCATAGGCCTGCTTTCTGCAATATATCCTTGACCCATTCAGTATCGGCCATGTAGTCCAGGAATTTACGTTGCCAGTATTCGGGACCAATCCAGGGCAAGATTATTTGAATCTGTTCTTCAGATAGCGAATCAAGAAATGCAACACCTGACGCACAATTAAACACAATCCAAGGACTAATGCGACCGGTAGAAATATGGTGTACCACACGATTGTCATTGCCATACCTAAAATAATCGCTAAAACCGTTTTTAAGCTCCAGGTGATCATCTGCATAATCCTGCATCTCCTTTAAGGCACGTTCCAGTGCATCTTGTACTGCTTCACGTCTTAGATATTCATGCAGATAAGTTACATAAAACTCATCCCGACACCAGTGATCTATCTTCTTGTTGTTCTTTAATAGCCATTCCAGGAACTGGGTAGGATTAACACCTCTAATGCCCACCATGTGACGACCCCATTTGATAAAGGCATTGTAGTAAGGACTGGTTACAAAGTCTTCATAAGATTTCATACGAGCCGAGCCCTGTGTTATTTCATAAAAACGTAGATAGGCTTTGAGTCCCAGTTGTACTCCAACTTCTCGTTCCTGTTGCCAACGGCGCTTTTGCTCACACAGATGCACCGCAAGGGTTGATTCCTTGCGAAAGTCTTTTTCACAATAACGACATTTATATAATGTTTCGGTCATTGATGTAATTTACAAGATATCTATTGAGAACTGCATGTTGTCCAGACTGCGGATGTCGCATATGGTCAGGTACATCTTTTGGTCCAATGAAATTAGCTAGTCCTAACATAGGTGCTTTTTCAACCCCCTGTTCATGTTGATAGCCTACTGCACACCAACGGAACCCATCAATGATAGCGGGATTTTCAGCAAAAAATTTTAATCTAGGATTAGATAACAAATTTTGATAACTATCGTCGGCCTGTTGATACACTAGAACCCGATGCCCACGACTTTGCAAACTATGTACGGCCGACAGCACATTGTACATTAAGTCTTCTGTGCGGTCAAGCAAACTATAAACTTCAGTTTTTAATTTAAAATCCACGTAGCGTTCTGATTCTGCACGATTCCAGAAATGTTCATATCTACCAGCAAACTCCTGATTTTGCGGATTACACCAGCGGCCTTCAAAACTTGTGTTTTCATTGTCAACCGTCAGTATTGGCAATTCCCAACGACTGATAAAAGTTAGGCCCATAACATAAAAGGTTGGTGTCTCCGTTAGGTAACTATGTTTGAGTGTAGTACGAATTATTCTAGAATTGGCACTACCGCCAATGGCCAGGCTTTCTGCACGTGGAATGTTTAATTGCCGAGCTAGATCAACATGCCCATTACCTCGAGCATATCCTTCCATGTAGCTACAACCATTTACTACCAGCTGTTGAATCATATGCTGTCTTTGATCCGTTTATCGTCCCAACCAAGTTGCCGAGCATGTTGTTTGAGATCATCCTTGGTGTTGAGTTCCGACATCAATTTGATTTCGTCTTCTTTTAATTCAGGATACAATTCACGCAGGAACTTTATGGCCTTGTTGTTGTTTTCTCGTTTTTTAGGAGCGATCCATTGATGATACTGCGTACCCATACCAGGACTCACGGTTGTGGCCAGCAACCATTGTAGTTTTTTATGCTGTGCGGTATTGACATCAAAGAAATGTTTGTTCAAACGTTCGTTGCAACTCATTAGATAATATGCTTGCAAATCAGCACTACCGCCTACTGCACTACCCCAGCGAATCATTAAGAAAGGTGCAAACTTTTTCTTTTCTTCGTCAGTTAAGCTGTCGTAGAAATCACGATTCTTACGATCAAACTGCGCCATTTCGTTACGGATATTTAACGGGTCACTCACACTGGATGCCAATCTGGAGGTAATGTTTTATCATCTTTGCTTAGTTCGTATAACACTATAACACGATCTATGGCTTCTTGTAAAGCAGGTGTACACTCGGCAGTATCGAATATGTCCATCCATTCATTACGTTTCCGCTCCCTTTCTATCTCTGCTTCTAGCGTAGGGTCAATGCTGTGGAATGATCGTTTGACTTGTCCGTTTTTACGTACATATATTGTACGTCCACCATCTGGCGATTCATATACATCATAAGAAGTAATCTGATCGGCTTTGTATGTTGTCATTTACCATACCTTGCCGTAGTCTACCACTTCGCTTTGGCGGCTGATATCCTTGATAAAGAAAGCACACATGGGTTTCTCGCCCTCAGTCAAAGGAATGGCCAGCATCTGTCCAGGCTTGAGTTTTGGAAAATACCATTTGACGTCTTGATAAATGTCCACAATTTCCACAGGATGGAATTCAGGCATGTAACTGGTTAGCGGATTGAATGTAAACACATTGAAACCACGGTCGTTGATTGATGTTAGTGGCACTACTTCTAGGTCGCCAAAGTCGGGCTCGCCGATCAAGATCTGCCAATCTACCGGCATACGAATAGTGTTATCACCAATGCGTAAGACCAGGGCCGGGCTGTTGAACGATTCCAAGAAGATTAAAGGGATATAAAAATAATCAGGATCTTTAGGGTCGCTGTTATCCAATACACAAAAACGAACTTCGTCGATTTCGTCAGGAATCTGATCCATTGGATATGCTGTGTTGTCTAAGGTTAATATTCTCATTTATTTTTCTTTATTAAAGTATCCGCTTCCGGTGTTACTATATAGAGCCCGGTATTTCTGTTGTGAAATTCTTCTATTACCGATCTGTGTAACGGCAGTTCAGTTGGCTCCACAGGAGTCTGAACTGCATATTGTGTATTATAGTTGAATGTGCTGGCAAAGTAAACCTTAGGTGGCACCATTTTTTTGGCCGCGGACGAAACAAATTTATGGTGTATGTGTCCATAGTCTCCGTCGGCATTGTGTGTTAGGATTAGATCGCTGGCATTGCCCACCGCTATTAGATCCTGTTCGGCCCGGTCTTCGTCAAAGCTGATCTTGTTCCTGATCATGTCTAGCCAAGTATCATGGTAGCCCAAAAATACGGTAGGTATATTGCGTCGGTTCCAATAGGCTTGCATTTCACTACCCCTAGGATCTGTAGCCCGATAAGTTAGATAAACAATGGTCCAAGAAAATTCTGGATGGGCTTCAATAAAGGGCCACGCAAAAATAACACAATCGTCAGGATGAGCTACAAGTGCCACTGCCTGCATCAGTAACTGAGTCTCCAGTTGCAGATTGCCGGATCATACCACATGGATATGTCACTGCCAGCCTGTCTAACATGCGGTAAAATTGTTTTGATAGGATTGCCCCACCAGGTTTCTTTAACTGGCATCTTGACATCACCAAACATGTTAGCAGTCCAAAACATTACAACCACTTTGGTGTTATCATCGGTAATTTTGTCTGCAGGAATAGTCAATCTTATGTTGTTTTGATCAATGGGTTGGCTTAGATCAATGCGTACAGGTTCTGTTTCGTAGACCTTGTTTAGGCGTAGATCAGTAAAGCGTGGCAACATGGTAAACAGGCCATTGATTACCTGTGCCTGGTACAGGGTATTGTCCAGTGGGTGTTTCTGTTGAAAGGCTTGATTAACCGCAGTTTCAAATACTGGATCTATTTCTATGTCAGGCTGGAATTCAAAGGCCTGACTGGAGTTGGTTACCAAGGGAAAAATAGGATGATCATCATACAGCTCCAACCAGAGATCAAAACTGCCAGGTAAAAAGATACCACCATGTCGTAGGGCATGAGCACTGATATCTATAATGTATTCGTTAAACAATTGACTGCCTATAGTTTCGCTGATGTAAACATCTGCGGCAATGTCGGTGTTGTAGAAGTTGTCATTGATAACGGTAATTTTATCACTTAGTCCAACCTGTTGTATCATGTCCTTGGCAAAATGAGCACGACCTGGATCCATTTCTACGCTGTAGACATGTTCGGCGCCGGCCTTGGCAGCCAAGATACTGAGCAGTCCTGTGCCAGTACCAATATCACATACCACTTTGCCGGGTACTGCCTGCTCAATGGCCTGCTTGTAGCGTATGTTGCGATAGGTATCGTTGATCATGGGCATGTATATGCCGTTGTGTTTGAACCAGTCAAATTCTGATTCAGAGTTGGTTACGGTAGTGTCGGTCATGGGTTGATTCCGAATTGTTCAGTAATAATTTTATAGTACACGTCTGCTAGATATTCTTGACTGCGAGGATCGCCGTGGTACCCAGGATCCTTGCCTGCAAATGGCCATTCATTTACAGCATAAGCCGGAGTGTGCGTGTAGTCTAGAGTCATGTAGCGATCAGGTACCACTTGGGGTATTTGATCTCGTACGGTATCACTGGTCCAGATATTGCAGGCTATCAGCAGGAACGGAATACCGCTGTAGTATAGTTGCATGATGCCGTCACGTATAATCCACTGGTCCTGTTGCAGTTTCCAGTTTGAATCATACATGTGATTGATGTACTGGCGTACTGCCGCCTGCGTATCTGCGTTGATCTTGGCTGACCGATAAGGATGATCATAGTTCTCTGCTAGACTAAAAATGGTTTCGCAGATCATACGATAAGGATTTGTACCATAGTTTACATTGTCAATACCGGCTGTAGGATCATAGCCATTCAGGTGTGTGCGGTCCTGTAGCCACTTTTGCAGGAATGGGTTCCATCCCTTTTCTTTGTTTTGATTCCAATCGTAAGGTGCAGCTCTAGCAGGTATTTCCATACGGTCGTGAAATGTAGGAGCAATGATAGCAAAGTCTGGGCGCTGGCGTAACACTTCGTCTATCTGCACACGTATGCCACCGTTGGAGCATCCTTGACGTGCTAGGATTTCCACGTCCCACCCCAGGCGCCGAGCTGTTTGATGCCCGTAGCCGGTTCCTGTCAGCCCGGGTTCTAAGCTGTCTGCACTAAAGCTACAACCACATACTATTAGTTTTTTCATATGCCAAAATTTTCTTTGAGTCCTTGTCGTACTGCAATCTGTGTTGCACGATCTGTGTGAAATACCCAGGGTACCGAGTCTGTACCTTCTGTGGGTCCTGCGTAAGAATATATTTCTGGCATGATTTCTCTTGCCTGCATAACCTGCACTCCTGCCTGTTGCAATATCATGATCCAGTAATTGATCATCCAGGAATCGGTAACAGATTTAAGTTCAGGCACATGCAAATATGCCAGGTATTCTTTGACTGCATGCTTTATGTTGTCAGTCAGGGCATAGTTACTACCGGCTACTCCGCTGAGTGTAGACAGGGTATCGGATGCAATTGGTGCTGATTCAGTGCCCGCATATTCGGTGCCGTAACTGCCACTGATCTTATGACTGTATGCAATGTTCTTTAGCCCAAGTCTGGGATTGAATTTGCCATTACCCGTAGGAACTTCCATTCTGGAACTATCTGTTGTGCCCACTATGACCACATGTGGTGCCAACTTGGCCGCTTGTTCAAGCTGAAAGCAAATGCCTGTATTACTGATTCCACCACGTGCTAGATTTACAACTTCGTGTGGTGCCAACATTTCGCTGAAATGCCCACCAGGGCAACGTGTATCCTGGGTCATGTAACTATCACCGCAGACCACTATCTTCATTGCCACGTGGCCTTTTCTATACTGAATGGGTAGTTGGCTTCCTTATAGAACTGCTTGCGTTTGGTCAGGTGTCTTTTTGCGAATTTGCAGGTGCTTGTAATATCCCAGATTTGTACGAAGTCTTTGTCCTCCGCCTTGCGTATACCCCGGCCGATTGATTGGATAACACGGACAAAGGATTTACCCGGTTCGACCAGCACAAGATTAAAAATCCTAGGAATATTAATACCAACAGCGGCGACACCATAAGTAGCAATAATAATCTTGTTAGTACTTGTCGCAACGTCATCATATTCTTCTTTCCTATCTCCGGCTTTGGTTGCACCACTAACAAAGGCCACGTCTGGTTTGCCTTCCTTGAGTAGACTAAACAGAGTACTCAGTTCTGCCTGTAGCAGTTTACCTGTTTCGATACGATCTACTAGGATGAGTGTATTGCCTGACTCTTTGATTGTTTCAATTAAACGTGCTAGATAGGCAATACGCTCTGTAGTGGTTACCAAGTATTTAAGCTCGCTTTGATAATCTCGGTACTCAACGTGATCTACCAATTGCACTATGTTCACATGGCAGTTGGCCAGGTGTCCAGCTTCCTGTAACTCTGACGCACTTAGTTTGCCCACTACTGATCCTAGACTACACAACAGGCTCACACGTTCATAATCTTCTTTGGGAATAGTTCCTGTGAGTCCCCAGCGTAGGGGCACACGTGCAAATACACCTGTGAGCAAGGTCTTCAAGGCATCGGCTTTGGCCATGTGTACTTCGTCAACCATGACCAAGACAACATCTTCAATAAAGTCCTGTATAGTTACATCGCCAATACCGGCCTGCGTATTCTTCAGCAAGACATTTAGGCTTTGCCAGGTACAGATAGTATGTGTTTTACCCCATTCTTTACGATCGCCAAAGTAAACACCCACATCAAGCCCCAGGTTAATATAGTCTGCTTCTGTTTGTGTTACTAGACTCTTGTTGGGTACAATTACAATTGATCGACCATATGGCTCTACGCTTTTACTGAGTGCAGCAGTCATGATGGTCTTGCCTGCTCCGGTGGCAATTTCTTGTATGCTCTGCGGATTGGTCAGGAAGTTGTTGATGATTTCAACTTGATAATCGCGGAACCGAATGGGTTGTCCAGCCTGTGGATGACCCGCAGGCCATACAATGTGGCTGAATGTATCTTCTGTAAATTCTTCAAATGCAAACGTGGTTGAGTAGTCGCGCAGGTCTTCAATGTCAATATCGTAGCCTTTGCTTTCTAGGTATGCAATAATTTCTGGCAGGAGATTGATGTAACTTGATCCGCCTAACTGAAAGAAAGCTACCTTGCCGTCCCAACGTCCCAAGCGTACTGAGGGTTGGTAACGTGCTCCAGGAATTTCGTATTTGAACTTTTTGACCAAGGCTGTGCGATCACTAAGATCCAAGCCTTCGATCTTTACATTTACTTCGTCTTTAATTATTAGTCGAGCTTGCAAATATCAAGTCCTTTTTTTGATTTATTATATACGTCTTTGGTAAAATACACAACCTTTTCGGCTGTTTGTAACCAAACCTGTCGATCGCCGCCGAACAACATACCGGCTGAGCTGATCAGCAATGGAATAGAGTCTACGGGTGTCTTGGGTATTTTACGTGCATACACTAATTTAGTCGATTCTGTGACTGATTCTTTTTGATCTAGGTTAACAATTTGGTCTGAATCAAAATGCCTAATCAACTGCATGATTAACCTATCGCTCATATCGGGCTCATACACATATATGGGCCAACGATTCGTTGTGGCAGCATAAGAAACAATTTCTTTAACTTGGTCCTGGTGTGCTGATGTTGGATCTACCTTGAGTTCTCTATTGGCACACAGGCTATAAAATCTTGGACCATAATTGCTGATTACTGCTTGTTCAATTGCCTGATCAACTGAATACCCAACAATAGGAGCATGGTCGACCAGACGAATAAGATTGTCAACATCAAACCCGCCCAATTGATCAGCAACATATTCTTGCAGAGATCCAGGAGCATTGGTAATGTATAGTTGATTGCCTAACCGCAATTGAATACTATAAGTTTCTTGTTCAACTTGATAAATCAAATCCATTAGCCCTTGCACCTCGGGATCTATTTCAAATCCCTGTTGTTTGGAAAACGCATAAACCCAATTTAGATTGTATTCGGTCAAGTCTGCTGTCCAGTATTTCTTTGCAGGATCCCAATGTATGCTACCCAGGCTGGTCTTGCTTTCTGTACGTATAAGATCAATTAGTTCTGTGCTGTATGGAAATTTGATCATGATCTTATCCGTTTCAATCCAGACACGGGTACTACGATCTATGGTACGAATAGGCAATTTAAATTGTGCATTGGTCTTTATTGGATCAATACTTACTTGATTGCGTTTGAGTTGACGTTCGTATTTTAACACCAGGTCTGTGGCAAGTTTGGCCTGACGGTCGGTAAATCCCACGTTGTTTCTGATTTGTTCGGCAAAACTTTCTAAGACTTTGACGTCGTATCTGGCCAGGTTAATTAGGCTTTCAGGTAGTTGAAATATACTATATTTATTTTTGCCACTGGCATCGCGATACCCAGCAATAATTTCAATGTAGTCTTCAACATAAGAATAAGAATATGTGGTGGCTGGCATAATGTTATTATAACATAGTTTATATATCAAGTCAAAAAAAGACCCCGAATAAATTATCCAGGGTCAACCGGTCTTTAAAACCGGCTGTAGTTCAGGAGCTAGATAGAACTACAGGTAAGTGTATTTAGGTCAATTTCCACTGACCCAAAAAATTCTTAAGCCGTTTTCATACAAGTAACTTGAGCCATGGCCTTCCATTTGAGTGGGAAGCTCTTACGCAAGTCTGCTACCTTAATTGCCATACGCAAGCTCATTTCGCGGAACCGGTTTTTGTTCTCTTCCAAGAACTCAATGATTTCGTCCTGTACTGCTTGCTCAAAATCATATTCCGCAAACAACTCACCATCCTTGGCAATCTGCTTGATACGGAGTACCTTATCACGCATGGTATCCAGTGTCAAGTCCAGGTAGTGACAACGACTTTGTAAGGCATCCAAGTGATCACGCAACTTCTGGCTTTTCATTTGATCAAACTTTAAGTTGGTAATAAAGATTACACTACCATTAAAGTTGAAGCTATCCGGAACGCCTTCGCGACGCAACATGTTTGAGTCACTCAACCATGAAATCTTACGCTTCTTACCAGAGTCCAGAGCACCCTTCAGCAGGTTGAGTGCAACGTCATCAACAAGAATTGAGTCGCAATCGTCAAACACTAACACGCAATTTGAGTCTGAATACTTGTAAAGTGTAGTATACAGGCCCAATGCAGTAGCTGAACCTTTGACAACTTCGGCACGTAAACGCTTGCCAGAAACCATGTCAAACAAACAGGCCTTCTCAACAATACGTTCCACACCAAAGGACTTACCAACTCCTGGGGGACCTGATACAATCATTGCACGGATGTCGCCGTTGGTAGCAGCAGTAGTCATCTCGTCTAGGATTTCAAAACGCTGACGAATACGCTCAATCACTTCGTCGTCAGTTTCGCCAGCTGTTTCTACAGCCTCGGCTTCTTGTAACGGAGTATTACCAGCGTCAACAAACTCAGCTTCACTGACAAAATCATAATCGCTCATAGCGTCTACCTTAACACGAATGTCTTCAGGAAAGCCGGGAAAACGACCGCCATTTCGTACGGTAACATAGTTACCTTTGGCAGTCTGTTTAAACTGCTCGACCAATTGAAACACCTGACCGCTCACATCTGTAGTGCGATATGCGCCAGATTTAATACGAATAAAAGATACATTTGACATACTAGCTCCTTCTTTATTAACAATACAACTATTATAACATTTTGGCAATTATGGGTCAAGCCCCATAGTATACTGCATCAGCATTGGCAGACTCTTCGGCCTGTTCCAACACATCAAAATCTGACTCTTCAACGACCCAACCTGCCCTACGTAATTCTGCACGACCCGCGGCTGTTTCCTTCATGCGATCCATCTCATCATGAATCTGGGTAATGGCACGAGTTAAGATCACAGGGTCTTGCCATTCAGCTGGTGTATAGATACCACGTGGGCGGAAACCGTAGAAGTCCTTGTGGAAGTCACTCAAGTAGCTCTGCAACTCTTCAACTGATAAATCTGCTAAATGGTTCTGGCTCATTGCTGTTCCTTGTTATTCACTATACAAGTATTATAACATTTTGGCATTTATGGCACAACCAGGATCAACTGCGGTCTAGCCCTATGTAATATCCGCGGGTTTGAGTGTTGTCTTTATGCAACACCACGGTGTCTTTGTTAGTAAGCACTAACGCTGGAACATTATCGGCTTCATTATATTCATAATCAATACAATTGACCCAGTCAGTAAACTCTTGAGTTTCAGGAAATGCATCATTGTATTCTGTATTGATAATCATACTATCCTTAATTAAAATATTGAAAATAGGTTTTTTCTGCTTCTGCTCTACGTTTATCGATCTGTTCAATTAGGGCTAAACTGCTATATATTTGAGTGGTATCTACACCGTGTTCCTGATAACCTTCAAATAACATTTCTAAATATCCATCTGCGGGAAATTCGTCTGGATAATCACCGGCCATATAATATGTCATGGCTGGTACGGATTTTCCATCGTAGAATACATTAACGATTTTCTTTAGATAATAGGTAGGATAACCTTCTAAAGCATCCAAGGCCAGTTCGCAATCTGGGGTTATTTCCCATAGCACTCCGCGAGCAATGAACTCAGGATTTGGAACAATATCCGCATGACGTGCAAAACGGAATTCATGATCAACCAAACTGGCGGCACCCAAGCTGACAGCTTGAGGGCATCGTTGTGCCATTTGGCTTCGGTTGGTATTCATACCATATGCAAAATATTTCATAAAACAATTATAGCATTATGGCCTTTTAAAGTCAACAAAAAACCCGCCTCAGCGGGTTTTGTGTTAGTGTACACTAACTTATGATACTATTGTTGTACTCAGTGGATTTAGATTACTGATAAAACTGATATAGGAATTTGCTGTGTCAGTGTCATTGAATGTTAGTGAAACATTGGCTGTGCGAGTAAAAGTATCGCCTGAATCTGTTACAACCGTAACATTGGCAGGTGTGCCTAAACTGGTAGGCATTTTTCCAGCCTTTACTAACTCTACTAAAAATGCATCAACGGTGGCTTGGGAAGCTGTGTTGACGAGGGAGTCTACGCTTCCCCAAGTTGTTACTACGGTAATTGCCATAGTGTTTCTCCTGAACTATTAACAAGTATTTATACGTTTGGCCAAAAGAAAACCCGCTAAGGCGGGTTTTCTGTGCTAATACCTGCATTACATCATATTAGGCATTTGTGGCTGTGGATTGCTGGGATCTTTGGGCAAGTCAAAGATTGCACAATCTGTAGTCAACAATAAACCTGCTACACTTGCGGCATTTACTAGAGCTGTTTTAGCAACCTTAGTTGGGTCAATAACTCCAGCAGCAACCAGGTCAACAAACTCGCCAGTGGCAGCATTATACCCGTTGTTGCCCTTGCTGTTGGCAACCTGATTAAGCACTACATCTGCTGATTCACCGGCATTGCTTACGATTTGACGTAAAGGCTCTTCCATGGCACGTAGCACAATGTTGATGCCAGCCTGTTGATCCAGGTTATCGCCTTTCAAGTCTTTGATAGCGTTTTTGGCACGGATTAGAGCAACGCCGCCGCCGGGAACAATACCATCTTCTACAGCGGCCTTGGTAGCATGTAAGGCATCGTCAATACGATCTTTTTTCTCTTTCATTTCTACTTCAGTAGCACCACCAACACGCAAGACAGCTACACCGCCTGCTAGTTTAGCAACACGTTCATTAAGTTTTTCTTTGTCGTATTCGCTAGTGGATTCTTCTGCTTGAACACGAATAGATGCAACACGTGCCTTGATTGCTTTGGCATCACCTGCGCCATCAATGATGATGGTGTTTTCTTTAGAAATTTCCACACGGCCAGCCATACCCAAATGTTCAGCTGTGGTCTTTTCCAAAGTCAGGCCTAGTTCTTCAGCAACAACTTGTCCGCCTGTCAGGATAGCAATATCTTCCAGCATGGCCTTGCGACGATCGCCAAATCCGGGTGCTTTGATAGCAGCTACCTTGACGGTACCACGCATGTTGTTAACGATCAGAGTAGCAAGTGCTTCGCCTTCGACATCTTCAGCAATGATCAGCAAGGGTTTGCCTGCTTTGGCAACTGCTTCCAGTACCGGAATCATATCGCGAATGTTGGTGATTTTTTTATCAAACAACAAGATAAACGGATTATCTAGTTCCACGGTTTGCTTGTCTTGATTGTTGATAAAGTATGGGCTTAGATACCCACGATCAAACTGCATACCTTCTACAACGTCTAGTTCGTCATGTAGGCTCTTGCCATCTTCAACGGTGATCACCCCTTCTTTGCCTACCTTGTCCATGGCATCAGCAATCATCTTACCAATGGCAGCATCGCCATTGGCACTGATTGACCCAACCTGTGCAATTTCCTGGCTAGTCTTGCATGGCTTGGAAATTTTGCTCAGTGCTTCAACAGCGGCTGAAGCGGCACGATCAATACCACGTTTTAGATCCATTGGGTTGTGCCCGGCAGTAACATACTTCATGCCTTCTTTGACAATTGCCTGTGCAAGTACGGTAGCTGTAGTAGTACCATCACCTGCGTCGGTAGCAGTCTTGGACGCCACTTCTTTGACCATCTGTGCGCCCATGTTTTGTAATTTGTCTTGTAGCTCAATTTCTTTTGCTACGGTTACACCGTCCTTGGTAACAGCAGGGCCACCAAACGAGCGTTCGATAACCACGTTGCGTCCTTTAGGACCTAGTGTTACTTTAACAGCATTGGCCAGGATGTTGACACCCTCAACCATTCTACTACGGGAATCATTCCCAAATTGTACGTCTTTTGCAGCCATTGTAGTTCTCCTTATTTTGTAATTACACCGAGGATATCTTCCTCACGTAAAATCAATAGTTCTTCTCCGTCAACCTTTACGGTCTGACCAGAAAATTTACCAAATAACACTTGATCGCCAACTTCAACATCCAGTGCGATTAACTCACTGGTTTCCTTGTTGCGTCGACCGGGTCCAACAGCAAGCACCGTGCCTTGGTCTGCTTTTTCTGCGGCTGCATCCGGAATTACGATGCCGCCTTTTGTTACAGACTCGCTGTCAACACGGCGAACTACGACCCTATCAGATAGCGGTTTTAGATTCATCATGATTCTCCTTTTAAAAATGAATAAATTTTAGTTTGTTTTTTTATTGTACTACAAGATTGCGGCATTGTCAACAACTACCGCAAAAATATTTATCTCTCAAAAATAGGTAATGTTGTCTCTGGGGAAATAGCATTCACTATACTGCATGGGTTTGATTTTATGGATTTCCAACACACAGGCTTTACCCAGACCAACTGCTATGCTGTAGGCCATACTTTGGTTGCCCAAAAACAAATCCGCACCTGCAATAAGACCAGCCAATTCCAAAAAGTTCTGCACCGGGCGATAACGTATGTGACATCCGGTATTTTGCACAAAGGTTTCGTGTTCAGCCGGAGTCCCAACAAACAATCCATTTTGAGCCAAATCTGCGTCCTGGCACATTGACAACCAGGTCTTGTGTGCTTCAGGGTCTCGGTAGCGTGGAGTTGAGTTTACAACAACAGCGGCTTCGGCAATTGGATCTGCTTCTAACCAGGTCATCGAGTAGTCGGCTGGAGCAAACGGTAAATTGAATGTACGGAAATAACTTTCCACAATGTTGCCTTCAAATGTACGATACATTACTCCGCGGTAAGCATCCAGGTCCACATCAGGTTCTGCGTCTCCTGCGGTCCAGGGCCGAACACCGGTGATGTAACTTTGCCGTTCGATCAAGGGAGCCAACATGGCATAGTCTTGCTCGGTATAACGGCCGCGGTGTGCCGGGTCACACTCTTCGGCACGATAGCCGTAGCGAGTAAGAGTGGGTTCTAAGTTACGGATACCGATCTGGAATTCACCACCGCCCATGCGTTTGACTGCGGCCAAACTATAAACGGTATCTCCAGCGGTGCCGCTATGCCTGAATATAGTCATCGACTTTTAATTGGTGAATCAGCAAGAGATCTGGAATTGGTGTTGCACCCAAGGCCACGGGTTCCAGTGTTTTGGGATTGAATGCCTGATATCCCAGTTGTGCAATTACATCAAACATTTTTTTGTTTTCCACATCACCGTAGGCAAAAAACCATTCGGTATAGATAACAGGCTTGATACGGTCAATCAACCCAGCACTGGATTCTAAGATACTGACATCGTGACCTTCGGTATCGGTTTTAATAAAGCTGATATTGTCAATTTCTTCAGCTGTTAGATACTTTTCACAGATGTGTTCCAAGGTCATGCCCGGTACTGTGACCTGTTTGCTTGACATACCACGCATACGTGCTTGCAGTTCAGGACTCCAGGTTGGGTCAATGGTTCCGCCATTGCACAGATCATTGTTGTGATCAAAGATTTCCAAGGCATCAATGTCCTGCGTAGTAACAGCATAGCCAGCGGTAACAAATTTGCCCAGGTGTGCATTTACCGCACAATTAAAATCCAAATAGGGTTTGATACGTGGGTTAGGTTCAATACTCAATACAGTACCACGTGAAAGGTACTGCATGGGAATAGCAGTATCTCCAGAATGCCCGCCGATGTCAATGGCAGTAGAGCCGGGTCGAATAAATTTATGCCAGTTGTTGACAACTATGGCATTGTTAAACATGTCCAGGAAGTCGGTATAGCCTTCGTGTGCATGATCCATTTCAAACCAGTAAACACTGGTGTCAATGATATCTAATCTGTGACCTTTTCTAAGTCGTGGTACTTCAAATATTGTTTCCATTATTGTCCTAATTGTTCTAATATTGCATCTGCTATTCGTTGTGTGTTCCAGGATCTGTTGCAACGGAAATCTCCGTGTATGCAGTCAATTCCTCTAACCGGCCGGGCCTGATTGACATTACAGCCTACACATTCAACCTCGGCCTGTATAGCAGTTGAATGCCATCCTGGATCCATCCTGCGTATGGGCATAATATACTCGGGCGGATTGTGTGTTAGCAGGCCGATCACGTGAGTGCTACTTGCGGCAGCAATCTGAAATGGGCCTGAATCTATGCCCACAAAGCAACTGGCATGATCTAACAGGTAGGCCAACTGCTGAGGAGTGTAGCGAGCATTGGCGTTAAAAATCAACGGATGCTCTAAACTGAGATCAGTAGGGCCGCCAATGGTAACAATTTTGTAGTCAGTGCGTTGTTCAAATATCTTGACAAAAATGTCAAGCCAGGTATCCATGTCAATGTTCTTCAATGCCCAGTGCCAGTTACGCATGTGAACTGCAAAGAACTTGTCGCCAATTTCTTTGAGATCTTGGTCTACCGTATACTTGTCCTGCTCATCAGGGTGTAGATCTGGTGCTTGATTCATTGAACCTAAACTGGTACCAAACACACGAGCAAACATGCTGGATACAAAATGATTGGCTGGATTCAGTTCATATGCATCATCAAGATTGTACACAATGTCATAGTCCACAGGATTACATTCACCCCAGTTGCGAAGATCTGCAATATAAGGATTGTTTTTGTAGACCAAAGGAAATTCTGTTTCTACCGTAATACTGCATTGCCCGTTGTACTGACGATGTAGTTCGCGTACCACACCTGTACTCATTACCACGTCGCCCAGGGCAGCACGTCGCTTGACTAAGATAGTGATTGGAGTTTCAATGTTCACTGGTGTGGTCCTTTTTTATTTCTCTTACTGGGTCGTTTAACTTGTCTGCCATGGCGTTTTTGTATTGTACTCTATAGTTGTTTATATCTCTTATTTCTAATGCACGGCGCCCAATTTCAGACAGGTCAACACCGTCAATGCGACACTTTTTAAAATCATCTTCCAGGGCCCAAATGCGCCTGTGTACGTTTTCTAATTCGGTTAACTCTGCCTGAATCAATTCAACATCAAGCTGATCTATCTGCTGTTGGTAAAAATCAAGCTCGGCCTGATTGGCACCCGAGGTCTTTTCGTATTTTACACGAGCTATAGTGTATCTGTCAACTAATTCGATTACAGGAAATCGAAATTCAATTGTCATAAAAGTCAGTGGTTATAGTCGGAAAATAGCGTACAAACATATCCTTGTTGCTGGCACGAATAGATCTGATTTTACCTACAATTTCTGTGTAAAAGTTCCAGGCCAGGGGAACAAACACCACAATGTCGTCAGCGGGTAACTGTGCAATATAATTGCTACTGACCACTGGAATGTCAGTGCCCGGACACCAGTGATTCTGCTTCAATGGATTATCATCTATGACTGCATCAAGGTGTATATGGCTGGCATTCAGCAGAGTCATGCCTTTGGCGGCAGCACCATATCCAACAATGTGGTATCCAAATCCTTTGAACTCGGCCAATTGATCTTTGATCTGGTCCAATAGTGCATGTACACCTGTGGCCCAGGCCTGGTATGTGCCGGCTGTTTGTAGGCCCAGGGACTGTTCCATGGCCAAGGCGTTTTGTACACCAAATGTATTTTTGGGTTCTTTGCCCAAGACAAAAATATAGCTGTTGCCGTGTATGGGAGTTTTGACCACATCAATTAGATGCAGGCCAGCACGTTCTGCCAGGCACTTCATGCTGTATGCGTTGTAAAAATTCACATGTTCGTGATAGATAGTGTCAAATTCGCCGTTGATGACCATGTCAGCCTGGCTGGTCTGTATAAAAATTTTGCCTTGATCTTTGAGATATTTCTTGGCCAGGACCAACCATGGCAAAGGATCAGGATTGTGTGCAAACGAATTTTGTGCTATGATAGCACAGAACTGATCAGGCCCCAGCTGGGCCGCACTGGCCTCGTCCCAAAATCCGCAGACTACCCGATGATTGGCACTGGATGTGGGCCAGATGTTTTCTGCTGGATCTACACCGTAGGTATCAAGGCCGGCCTGTTTTAGATAGTCCAATTGTGTGCCATCATTACAACCAATGTCCAAGACTGACTTGGCACGACCGTTAAATTGTTCGCTGACAAATCCAGCAAACCACTGCATGTAGTCTCTGTTGGTTTGACTGGTACCCGATACGTATAGATAATGTGTGTAGATGATGGCAGGATCCACCGCGTGTGTAAGTTGCAGATGATTACAATGCCCGCAACGATTAATGGCCAAGGGAAAAATAGGTTCGGGTTGTGCCGGATCACTTTTGAAATTGTTGGCCAATGGTTGTTTGCCAAGATCCAGGGTCTTGATCAGGTCTTGACTGCCACAGGCCAAACACTCAGTGATTGATTTGCAATTTTCCATTAGTTTTTGATCGGGCTTCCGTTGGGTGCAATCTGTCCTTCTACACCCAAGTTTTGTATTTCGTGTACATGATCAGGATTTAAGAATCTTGCCAAGACATGTTCAATATCCACATAACCACCTGCGGCCAAGCGTTCAGCAAAGAATACCAGGCTATCTTCATAGACTTTGATAACTTCATCCAAACGTGAAGTGGGCCATGACCATAGACGTGCCATGTACTGCCAGGCCTGCTGTGTTACTTCAGATGGAAATTGACTGCGGTACTTGGGACCAATGATGATACGATCTTCCAGTGCCAGTTGTTCATATGTTTCAGGATCAAACATGTCGTTTAGTACATAACGCCCGGACATTTTGTGTGTGCGATCAATTTTGTTTTGTACAAAATAACCGCTGTCCCGTAATTGATTCAGCACACGACCAAAGCACATGATTTCAGTTCCGTTCTTTACCACGTCCCAGTTGTCGTTTTCGTATAGGGCCTGCACATCAGCATCGCGACTATAGTCAACAAAAAGATCCGCATGCGCTGACAATTCTGCACGTTGATCGTCCCGGATAGGTTCGCCACAGCATTCCATCACAACAATATTGGCTGTGGGCAGTTTGCTTTTGATACTGGCAATGGTATCTATGGTTTGGCTCAGGCGTTTTACCGGATCAAATACACCAAATTTGCTATTGATAGCAGAAGTTACAATAAAGGCATGTTGTGTCATGATAGTATTTTACTTTAATTTGTCTGTTTAGTCAAACGGATTTTGACTTTCTTTTGGTATGCACTCAGGGCACTACCAATCACTTGATGCATGTCGTAGTACATGTATTCGCCCAAGCGACCGCCAAATATCACATTGGCTTCCTGATCAGCACGGTCTCGATACTGCTCAAAACAGCGACGATCCGCAGGACGGTTTACCGGATAGTATTCAACATCACCGGGCTGGGCGGCTCGGCTGTATTCAAAGTTTACCACGGTACGATCTGGATCATATCGACGTTCTGGATGGAAGTGACGATGTTCAATTGAACGAGTGTAAGGTACTGTTGCGTCAGGATAATTGATGGCCGCAATGCCTTGATAGTCACCGGTATCAAAGGTTTGAAATTCAAAGTCCAGGGTACGCCAGGCCAGTCGTCCATAGCAGTAGTCGTAGTAACGATCAATAGCACCAGTATAGATTACCAACTTGTCTTTGACTTGCCCAGCAACATCAAACCAATCGGTGTTTAAAAATACCTGTATGTTTTTGTGATCCAGCATGCGTTCAAATATGGGAGTGTATCCGCCCACTGGAATGCCGGACCAAGTGTCTTGCCAATAAGTATTATCATAGTTAAATCTAACCGGCAAGCGACGAGCAACACTGGCCGGTAGATCCTTGGGATCTGTTTCCCATTGTTTGAGTGTATAGCCACGTATAAATGCTTCGTACAAGCCAGGTCCAATCAAGGCTAATGCTTGTTCTTCAAAGTTCTGTGGGTTGGGATTTTTAACACGCATGGCTTCAACAAATTGACGAGCTTCAGCGGGCGTAAAGTTTTCGTTGTAAAAACTATTGATGGTATCCAGGGTAATGGGAATACCATAGGTGCGGCCGTTGTAAACACTACGCACCTGGTGGTGATAGTTATTAAATTTAGTAAACTGCTGTATATAGTTCCAGATGGTGTCGTTACTGGTATGGAATATGTGCGGACCGTATTTGTGTATGTTGATGCCGGTGGTGGCGTCATCTTCAGTATAGCAATTACCACCAATGTGTGCCCGGCTTTCTATCACGGCCACACGAAATCCATCGCGGCTGGCCTGTTCAGCTGTAACTGAGCCAAATAGACCCGACCCAACTACCACAAGATCAAAGTTGTCAAACATAGCTACGGAATCCTTCTGTGCGGCCTTTTAACGGCAAATTTAGTGCGGCTAAGCGTCCGCTGTGTCCAGTAAAGTTTAGATTACCAACAGCATCTACCACAATGAGGTCAGAATCAATTCCTTGTATTTCAGCAAACTGATAGGCCAACTCGCTCATTAGATGCTTGTCAGGATATACACAATTGACATCACGCCAGGGCCAGTCTTCTGTAACAGCCGACTCTACAATAGTGCAGAGATCGTCTACCCATAAAAAATCAAAGTAGTTGTCTTGGAAAATATGAAATGCTTCAGTGGCCAATTTCAAACGCTTGAAGAATCTTGTGTTGGCCTCCTTGTTGCCAAACACACCAAACAAACGCAAGTTGTACATGTTTTCTGTGTCAGCAATACAACGAGCTATCATGTTTTTGGCATAAGCATAACTGCTGACCGGCATGCGTTCAAACAGGGTTGACTCAGCGGCAGTATCATTTTTTACAGTAGTGTCAAACTCGTTGCCAGTGCCCATGTTGATTAAACGACCAAATCTATGACGATTACGATACAGGTTGGCAAACATGTTCATGTTGCCAATGGCCAATTGGTCGTCTACTCCGTTGATGTTGTTGCGCCCAATAAGAGCACAATGTACTACGGTATCTATGTCGTTGTTGTCAAAGAAACTATTGACGCTGTGTAAATTGGTTAGATCTAACAGGCTACGGCCCGGTGCTATCACTTGATGTCGCTGGCCAAGATAGTTTTTAAGATACCCGCCAACAAAACCATCTCCGCCGGTGACTAATATCTTACTCATTGATGCTGTTTATTTGCTTAACCAGCGATCGTTGGCCAAGGTCCATTTGACCATGTCTGTGATACGTTCACTGAGTTTGATCTTGGGTTCCCAACCTAAACTCTTTAGTAGGCCGCCATCAAGTGCATAGCGTAGGTCATGCCCAGGTCTGCTTCCATGGAAGTCAACCATTTCGTAGTTGAGTGTCTTGCCCTGTGCCTTGGCAATCATCTGTGCCAGGGTCAAGTTATCAATTTCTTCTGTACCTACCAAATTGAACTTGGGGCAATGTGCGTGACCATAGTCGCCTTTGTGTTTGTAGTCTTTAAGACCTAAAATAAACATTAGTCCTTCGGCCACATCCTTGGCGTGGATATACATTCTTGTACCTGCATGACGACGTGTAGGATCTGCATGTATATAAACTTTTTCACCGTCGCGAGCACGTTGGATACACATGGGGATAAACTTCTCTGGATGCTGACGTTCACCAAATACATTCATGGTGTGTGTAACTACGATAGGCATCTTGTAGGTATTTTCGTAGGCCACGCAAAACTCTTCTGCGGCCGCTTTTGATGCTGAGTATGGGTTAGTAGAGTTATAACGATCGTATTCTTTGTATGACACACCAGGAGGAGCAACACCAAAGATCTCATCTGTTGAGAAGTAAACAAAACGTTCCAGGTTGGGCAAGTGCTTGCGGGCATAGTCCAAGGTATTGACCGTGCCTACCACATTGTCCTGTAGGAATTCAGTTGGGTACTGGATTGAACGATCCACGTGGCTTCCTGCGGCCAGGTGTAGAACAATGTCAATGTTGCCAATGTCCTTGACAATCATTTCATTTAGTTCGGCTTTGAGATCATGGAACACAATGCGTAAGCGTTGGCTTACCATTTTAGGGTCATGATCCTGTAACATGTCGTATAGACGATTTAGGTTACCACTGATATCCAAGCGATCTAAACAGACAATATTATAATCTGTTTCCGACAACATCTTGTCTATCACGTGGTGTGCGATGAAACCGGCGCCGCCGGTTATTAGAACGTTCTTGCTCATTGAATCTCCAGTTTATTTGAATACTACTATTTATTATACGGGAAAGGTGGTAAAAAATCAAGTGGATCAAAACCACTATTGGGCAAAACAAAATCAGCGTAGGCCGTGGCGGCCTGGGGAAAATAATCAGTCATGTTGACTATTTCATATCGTGCTGTCTGTTCTCTATTCCATTCCTTGCGTTCGGCAATGCTCTTTTCCACATCAATCTGTGCCAAAAAGTCTGGACGATTTACTTCGGTATGACTGAAACTCTGTGCTTTATCTCTGAGATACGCTTCATTGCCCATGTAGCCAAAATGCCAGCCGGCATGCTCAATGAGCGAGATGCCATCATTACTGAACTGATAGGGACTATCAAAGTAATTGAATCTTAGACTGCGTAGGGTATTAGGGCCTATGTCATGAAACACCTGAGCACGTGCGGCCATGGCCCAGACATCATACTGCCCAGGTGTGACTCGCATGTAGTTGAACTTGAAATTGAATATGGGCATGCGCAAGGCATAAATGGTTTGATCCATGGATTTCATTGCATCAATGGCCTCGGCACGTACAATTTCATCCACGTCAGATACAATTACCAGATCATCGGGTTCGGCATCGTTGAGTCCGTGCAGTATGGTATTTCTCTGGGCAGTTTCATTGTCCCAGGCATTGGCACTCTGTGGTAAGTCAACCACTATGTGCTGTATCTTGTCCATCCAGGGGGCATACCTAGTATGGTTATCATCAAAATACAGGGGTTTGGGACGATTGGTAAAGGTTGTGGTTGCTTCGACAATGACAAACTGGTCAACTTTGTCGTATAATTCACGCAAGCGAACCTCTAATAGATCAAGTTCATTATAAAATGTAAAGCAGTCAAATATACGCATATAAATATTTATAGTTACATCAATTAACCAAGAAAGAAATCAACCATGCATGCTGTCGCTTCCATGAGCACTTCAAACATACACGACCTGTCCGACGCCACTGACGCACCCAAAAAAGAATATTGTGAACGGCACGGATATCTCTGGGCCAATCTGGGCGACGATGACATCATAATCCGAACCACACCATTCAGTAACTTTATGGATTTTAACAAGCCCCTGTTTATCAAGAAACTATTTGATCAGAATCCCGAAATAGAATGGTTGTTGATGACCGAAGCCGATGCTACTATTACCAATTTAACCATACGTATCGAAGACAAGATCGACAATGACTATCATGTGATTGTTCCTGTAGATCGACTAAACTTGAATTCAGGCAACTGGCTAATACGCAACAGCGCCGAGGGACGTGATTACATACAAAAAATGATTGATCGTACACCTGATTATGAATGGAGCCAAGGTCCCACCAGCACCTGGAAAGACCGTTGGGGTATCCAGCAGTACATCATTGATACTTTAGATGAGTTTGAAAGCATTATCAAGATTGTGCCACAGCGTTATATGAACAGCTATCAGCAGATTTATGATTATTGTACCATTGATGTAGATATCTTGGGTACTCCGGCTCTGTGGGAACCCGGCGATTGGATCCTGCACTGGCCCGGTATTCAACATGCAGTACGATTAGAGCAATGTAAAAAATTGCCCGAAATGATTACCCGTTGATGATTTCTTTGGTAGTAAAAGGCCAACCAGCCAGCTGATAACGATCGTCAAGCCAGGCACAATCAATCCATGGGTCCAGCCCTTTTTGTCTAAACTGCTCGGTATCCTGTACCGGTTTTAGGTGTCTAACCGGATACTGATCAATCACAGCAACACGTCCACCATACTTGGTAGTACCAGACCGGCAGTCCAACACATACTGCCAGTAACCTTCAATGTTGTACCCAATTCCCACCGGCAGTTCCGAGCAATGGCGCATGCATTCTGCCCAGGTACGTTGGCTGTGTATATCTGCCATCATTTCTACCGTGTCAGTAATGTGCATTTTGGCACCAGGAATCCACCGAGTGGCCTGATGCACAATATGATAATCACTGACTACTGCGGGCTGTGCTAGATCAAGATTGTTGTCGCGACAAAAATCAAATGTTTTTGCTATCTGATCGGGAGTGGTCAATACATCGTCATCCAAGACCTGTATGTATTCGTAGCCCGACAGATCGTACTTGGCGTTGATAGCGCCAACCAAGTGCCATTTCTGGCCCTTGATACGTTCGTGATATCGTACTCGATCGGCATTGGGAACTTCGTCATCGCTCCATTGAACCAGTGCTATGTCAAAGTTGTATTGGTCGTAATCAGTCCAATGGCGGAATGGTGCACCTGACCATCCAAAGGGCATGATTACCAGATTGGGTTTGTTCATTGATGTTTTTAAGCAATTATTCTACTTCTGATGCGGTAACACGTTCGCCAAGATATTGTTTAACAACACGAACCAGCTTGCGTTCTGTGTCGTATACAAACTCCTGTGCATCTTCCTCGGTATTGACTACCAGGATAAAACCATTTGCAGCACGACGGATTTCTAAGGATTCAAACATTCTAACTACTCCAATTAGGGTTTAACTAGTAGCTAGTATAGCATTAAAACAATTCGATGTCAAGAAAAACCTGCCGACATGGGCTCAAATTATAGTTGTATGTACCAAGCAGCACCACCAATTGTACTAAATCGATCGCCAAAAAGTTCACGTACTGCTTGTTCTACCCCAGGCCAGTCAAAATCGTCGCCACCGACGAATCCACCCGATTTTACTTTTGGTATCCATGCACTAATATTGTTTAGAGCGCCGGTGTAGCTGTGATCATCATCAATTACTACAAAATCAAAAGACTGATCGTCAAATAGTTTTGCAGCATCCAAACTGCTCATTTTGCAAATTTGTATGTGGTCTTTAACCGGCTCTATATTTGTTAGAAATTCTTGATAAGGATCTCTAGTTTCAAGCTCTTTACTGTAATATTCTTTTTCGTTATCGGTTAACTCTGCACCTTGCCAGTGGTCTACTGAAACCAATTTAAACTGATGACCTCTGTTTATCAGTTCAACTGCTAAAAATGCAGTACTACGGCCAACCCATACTCCAGATTCTACTATCTGGCAATTTTTTGGTAATTGTGGTAATACAAAATCGTATAATTGTGTTAAACGATCACTCCACCCTTGGATGTCTTGAAAAAAATGTTCCATACTACTATTTATCGAGATCTTTTTGCAATAAAGTCCAAGACCTCTTGGTTACCTTGTTGATCCGTGGTAGGAGCAAACAGGGCACGAGATCTAGTGTTGGCATCCACCGGTGGGTCGGTGAGATAATAGATCGCCAGACTCTTGCGATACACACCCTCGGGCTGTGTCAGGCTACGACTTAGGCCATGCCAGGAGTTTTGCGTAGTATCAAATACAACCGCACGATTAAATACCGGTGCAATTTCTTTGGCTAGACCGGTAGGACCAGACTCATCGGCTGTCCATAGCCCCAGGTGTCCGCCGTAGGCTTCCTGATCAAGATCCCGGCTCACATACAAAATGATGTTTAACTTGCGTTGTAGACCTATCTTGGGGTGTATGCTGTAGTCCTGGTGAGGATTTAGTTTACCGCCTGGACCATGTATGTGCCAGCCGCCACCGTGTAGACCCGGGTCTGCATATAAAGGAACACCAACCAGATCACTCAGTACGTCAACAAAGGCCGGGCTATTTAAATAGTAAAACAATTGATAAGTGTGTCTGGGAAATAGTCCCCAGTCTTTGTTTTGTTTTTTGATTTCGGTAACATTGTTGTATTCAAACCAGGCTGGATTGTCAAAATCTAAAAACTCTGATTCAATGGCATGAGCCAATTCCTCAGGTAAGAAATTGTCTACCACACAATGGTCAAACGGCTCAGCACCATGATACGAGTTGAATGAGTCCTTGAGATTGGCCAGGCTAACAAGATGCTGGGTCATCGACCACGTCCTGCTGATTTTTTTGCTGGTTTGTTTGTGCTGACTTGACTACCGTGTTTGGCGGCCTGCACTTGTGCTGTAGTTTTACTAGGCACTTTGGGATTGGCCGCTACTGCTCGAGCAGCATTGGCCATGTTGATGAATGGGTTTTTTGATTTCTTTTCTTCAGTCATTTTTAAAAGGATCTCCAAAATTATATTGTATCTTGAAACCAATTGCTTCGTCTATGCCCGGACCTGGGTTATTGTGCCAAACAGTGGCCTGTAGGCATCCTTTCCAATTGGATCCTTCTTCGAATCGACGGCAAGCAGTGGCATAAGTAAAACCTTCATAGCCTTGAACCAGGGTTCCGGACGAGGAAGCACTATAATAGTGGTTGGACTCATAGTAACCAACATGTGTGTCCCACATATTGTTGTTCCAAAATTTGTAATCGATATACAAGGCCTCGGAAGTCAGAGTAGGGTAGGTATACTGATTACCAATCCATCGTTTGGTGTCTTGATAACTATTTCTGTAGACACCGTACCCAACAGACACGCGGTCAACCACTTCATAAAACGCAGCAATACCAGGATTGAAATTGTTGGCGTTGTGATTGTTTTCAAAGTGCTCGCCCACGGTACCGATAGAAATCCAAACATCGCCTTGTTCAGCCATGGCCACTGTGGATGCAAATAACAATGCTACAATTAATAAAAGTTTTTTCATTGTGTTTACCAAAAAAGTTACTAGAATACCCAGTATAGCATTTTGGTATTTATTGGTCAAATTATATGGTGCCGCTTGTCGGATTCGAACTGACCACCTACTGATTACAAATCAGTTGCTCTACCAAATGAGCTAAAGCGGCAAAACTATATTATACTTATTTTACTGCGGTGTTGTCAAGTAATTTACCACCAGATCGGTGTTTAGGTTTCTATACAGGTACCCAGGATCCTTGGCCACATATAAGGGCATGCCTGCTTTGAACGGATTTTGCCACATGTTTTCTGGCACACCATTATCAACCACCGCGATGTATTGCCATAGATTTTTTAGATCTGGTAATGGCTTGTTATTTTTATAGTGGTCGGCCAATGCCGATACGAATTGACCATCTATGTTGGCCAGGCCCTTGATTTTTTTAGTTTGCTTATCGCACCATGGACCAAATAATAACTCTGCGCTGTTGATAGCGTAAACATCATCAACACCCATTGATAATAAATTTTCATACTGGGTATCAAACTTTTTGACATATTCAGTGGATTGCCAATGATACATTCTAGTGATAGAAAATACTACTACGCGACGATTTAAAAACAAATCTTCGTAACCAAACGTTTGTGCTTGGTTACGAAAATAAGTTTTAAATTCTGCAGTTTTGAGTTGTGTTTGAAAGTCTAAATTAAGACCGGATGATTCCATCAATTAGACCGGGATAAAAGAAATCTTTGTACTTGTCATAGAGTGGCTGTACAAGCTGTTTAAATTTTTCTGTTTCTTCTGTGTTTAGTTCAGAATATGTGATTCCAAGCTCGGCATGTTTGTCAGACTCTACAGCAAACTCTTCAGCTTCCTCAACTGACCATTGACGCTCTAAACGGCTAGCGTACATAGAAGCCGCTTGGAACTTGGCCTGTGTATCTGCATCTAAACTGGCCCAAAATGTATTGGAAACAATGATACTGGTCAGGAACAAATTATGCTTGGTGTTGACAAGATATTTTTTGGTACTATCTTTAAATTGAGCCAAATAACGTGGAATTGTAGTTTCCAACGCAGAACTATCAAATCCTTCAGTGTTAGCGATTTGAACAAAGTCACGAATATGGAATGACTCAGGTACTGCGCCAACAGCTTCAACGGTATCAACGGTCACTGGGTTAGTTGCTGTTGCAAAAGTAATACCTTTAAAATCTTCAAGGGTAAGCAATGGTTCTTTGCTGACTACAACTCGGAATCCGCCCGAGTATGTAAATGCTAATCCTTGTGCAGGACTGGTGTCTTTGAGATTGTCCAACAGGCCTTGACCAATTGTACCTTCTAATACACGAGCAGCGTGGTCATGATCACGAAACAGGAACGGCATTTCTAGTGCAAAGAAATCTGGGCTATGCCATTTGGCCAATTCAGTAATGTGCAACTGACTCATTTCTAATTCGCCAGCTTCCATGGCGACCATTGGGTCAACCTTGTATAGACCGGTATTTTGTTTGCTTAGTTTGTCAAAAACGGTCATCAACTTGTCGTTTTTGACTTTTTCTTCGTATTCTTTAGCAGTAAAAATTTCTACTTCATATTCGTTGTTGGTTAGCTCACTGAGCTTGTCAGAAAATGCGCGAGCTGTGCGCAGGAATAATTCTACAGGCTCATGTGCGATTAACCAGCGGATTTTACGTGTTTGATTCATTTAGGGAATTCTCCAGAGTGGATTGCTTGTAAATTATTTATCCGTTTTAAATCAAAAGCCAGTAATTTTAACAAGTTTGGGCACACTTAAACCTGCTTTTCGACGGTGGACCACAATGCTAACGGGTTGCGATCCCGCAATAATAGCTCGCCTTCCCAGGCTCTTTCATGGTATCTAGCAACGCTTTCACGATTTTAAAATTTCTTGTACCCTCGGAAGTATCCGATATTGCATTTCCATGCCACGGGGCCCGTACTACGATCGTTACTCACACTCCCACACGTATCAGATGGCCGCCACGCCATGTGCCCAAACTTGTTACAACTTGGCGGAGAGCTAGGGATTCGAACCCCAGATGGACTTTTTAGATCCATGCCCGCTTAGTAGGCGGGTGCCTTTGACCGCTCGGCCAGCTCTCCGTACTGCTTGTTATTGTACTACTTCTTCTGCCGGTGTGTCAATGACCGGTGCTACATATTGTAATTTGGTTAACCTATTTTGGATTTTGGCCTTGATCTTAGGCTTGCTGGTGCTGTCTAACAATTTGACCAGCTGTGGTCCACTTAGGCTAACAATTTTGACTTCACCATTTTTGGTGTAGCCAGGTTTTTTTCTTTGTAATGATGTTGATGCCATTGACTTCTCCTTGAAATATGGTGGAGGTGACAGGACTTGAACCCGCTACCTTGACCTTGCAAAGGTCCTGCTCTACCAGATGAGCTACACCCCCGGTATTTTATCTTACTTTTGCCAAGTAATCTAACATGTTGAGATTACCTGCCTGTGCTTCCAACAATGCGTCTACTGCCGTTATGAATCCATTGTTTTCTCTAGCACGAATTTTGAGTTCTCTTGTGCGTTGTGCCGCAGCAACAACCAAATCAAAACGGCCATAGCCTGTTTTTTCAATACAACGTTCAACGTCTACCTGTGATGCACGAGTTTCTTTTTTCATTGTGACCTTTGTGTTTAAGTTATATTACGATTGGCTCCCCAACCTGGACTCGAACCAGGGACCAACAGATTAACAGTCTGCTGCTCTACCGACTGAGCTATCGGGGAATATTGCTATTATACATGACAATGCCAATGTTGTCAATTGTTATGTTGGCGGAAGCGGTGAGATTCGAACTCACGGACCCTTTCGGGTCGCTAGTTTTCAAGACTAGTGCAATCAGCCGGACTCTGCCACACTTCCTATGTTTGGTACCCCAGACGGGACTCGAACCCGCACTTCGCTGTCTCTTGAACAGTTGCGTCTACCTATTATTTTGCGCCACTGGGGTGTTGGAAGATAGGGTGAGATTCGAACTCACGGTTTTAGGGATTTGCAATCCCTTGCATTGGGCCTCTCTGCCACCTATCTGTATTACATTGCAGGACCGTTGCCGTTCCTGAATCCTACTACACCACCTTCTGCCGTAATACGCTTGATAACATCTTCAAACAAAATAGGAGCAAAATCAGGGGTCTGTTCTACGCATACGCAATGGTAGCGTACATCAACGGCTCCATCCTTCATAACACGATTAGCGTGTAAGTGCCCATGGATGTTTACTCCAAAGCGACCTAGCGACTCTTCGTGAATAGGAATATGACTAAGAATCATTCCGTTCATGACGTGGTATGCACGTAGTTCGCGGAAGTATTGTCTATATTCATTATCGCGGAAGATGTCATGATTACCACGGATCAAGACCTTGTCTCCGTTAAGGCGGGCCATTGTGGCCAGTGCTCGACGGTTAATAACAACGTCACCTAGGTGATATACTTTGTCGTTGGGCCCGACACGTTCATTCCATGCTGTAATCATGGCCTCATCCATTTCCTCAGGATCATCCCAAGGGCGAAGCTTTGTAACACCATCGTTACGTGTGAAGCGACATACACCTGCGTGACCAAAGTGCGTGTCGCTGACTAAAAATACTGCTGGCATACGTGCCTCCTTTCTTGTTAATCAAATGGTATTTCTTTTTCTGGCTTGCATAAAGCTTCTACTACAAACACATCAAAATGTTGCTCGTCATCTGGATGACAAATTTCTTCAGTGTATTCAAATTTGAACTTGGTACGCCAATGAACAAAACGTTGTGTCTCGGCATTCCATCGAGCAATAGTGGCATTACGACATCGGCCGCGATAGTAGGCACCGTGTACCAGATCTGCTTTGGCAATCTTTGGTGTGTACCGATCCATACCTTGCTCCTTTCTTTTATTAAAATGGGGTATTGTAAGAGTATCGATCTCTTGCTACGAGCTCCACAAACTCGGGTGCTACCATTACACTAACAATACCATTGTTATTGGAGCGGGATATCGGAATCGAACCGATGACCGAAGATTGGAAATCTGCTGTTTTGCCCCTAAACTAATCCCGCATATGGCTCCCCTCGACAGATTCGAACTGCCACGATCGGTTTTGGAGACCGACATGCTACCGTTAACATCAAAGGGGAATACTTGGCGCTCTGTAGGAGAATCGAACTCCTCTTACCTGCGTGAAAGGCGGGTGTCCTAACCGATAGACGAACAGAGCATAAAACTTGGCGACCCAGACGGGACTCGAACCCGCAACTTCCGCCGTGACAGGGCGGTGCTCTAACCAATTGAACTACCAGGCCAATAATGTATTATACTATTTTGACATTTATTTGTCAATTATAACATGATTTTGGTGGGCAAGATAGGAATCGAACCTATTCACCAAAAGGAACGGATTTACAGTCCGCCGCCACTCTCCAACTTAGCCGCTTGCCCAAATTCTGCACAATAAATATTGACATGCAAGATTTATCAATTTACTTCCAGGACTTTCCGCCACTGCTGATACAACTGGACGACAACGACGTTGCTCGCCAATGGAAACGATTGTTTGCCGACAACTACAGCCGACAAATGCCTATTTGTCGTAGCGGAAAGAAAAAATATACCTTGGCCTATCTCAATGAGTTGGTCGCCGAGGCCAATGAAAAATTAAACTGGAATTACTCTACCAATATTGCCACTGCCGACGATACTGTTGTACTACACAAAAACATCGAACAGATCTGTGCCAATGGATTTAAAAATATTCCAGCCATATATGACAATTTGATACACGAAATGCATTTTTGTATTCATGCCATTGAAGCTGGGTCCGGACTAAAACCAGTTACTTATACTGTACCAACTGTTCCGGTTACCGGGCCTGTACCCGTTGCGCCTGCGGCTCTTCCGGCTGTTGCAACAACCAGCACTACTGCAAACAAAACTGGAGATCGCGTTACAACAGGATTTTTACAAATTGAATGGTTCAACGACGAAGGATTTGCCTTAGATGAATCGTTTGAATTCAAACTGAATATGGAAGTTGGCGATATCAAATTACAGAATCCGTTTGTGGGCCACGGCCCGTTGCAAATTTATAGATACAACGACTGGACCAATGTTTTTCAAACCTGCAAATTCCACGATTTTGTTAGACCTGGAATCAACATACTCACCAAGGTCAGAGACAACTCTGATATCTTGGATGGATCCTACGAGAACTGGTGGCGAACCAATGCCCCAGACTTTGTTGCCCAGCATGGATGGGATCGAATCTGGCACTATACTGGACATCCTGTGATTGGTCGCACACTGAATCAAGCCGACGTGGTTGCCATGGGCCTTCACTATCAAGATCTAGTGTTTGACCAAGTCGTTGTACACTAGATATAGTAAAGTGCTCTGCAATGCTGGGAGTCGACCCCAGTTCTCCAATTTGCGGTAGGCGCCCTTACCATTAGACCACACCAGAGCACTTTACTATACACTGATTTTTTATCTCACAAGAGAGACTCCATCCTAGTGCCCGCCCGTTCGTACCTGTTTAGAGTGTGGTACAGGACCTCGTTTCCTGTCAACACTTACCAGTCAATATTGATTGGTGCGGGCCTTTTCAAAAGCTCTGGTCTGTTCTGCCAGACTTTTAACTTGTGCTTCTGCCCTTGCAACTTTGGCTTCCATTAAAGCAATCTTCTGCTCTGATGTTAGCAAAAACTGATTTTGTAGTTTTTGTTGTTTTTCTGACATTTCCTGCTCCTTTAAATAAAAAACCCTGGAGTGTTTAGTTCCAGGGTCTTGGTTAACAAAATAAAAATAACACTTGATTAACTTAGACCCTCATGTAGCGATTCACGAATGCTATTATTCATCGCGTTGTCCACTGACCAATAGGCTAGCCCGCCTAGTGTTGGCTGTGTCAAAGATAGATGTTTAATAGTCAAGTTCATCATAATGTGTATTATATTTTATTTATCTTTTGTTGTCAACCACTAGCTGTTTAAAACTTTGGCTACACTATTCATTACTGCCGCTATTCTGCCGATGTCTCTTAACTGCTCGACAGTATAACCCATAGTCTTCAAACCATCGTAATGGGCTTTCACGCAAAACTCGCATTTGCCAACAATACTTGCGGCAAGACTGAACGCTTCAAAGTTGCTCTTAGTTGTTCCGCCATGACTTGCAATAGCGTTCATGCGTAACTGTGCTGGTAAACCTTTTAGTTGAGCATCGTCGGCCATTTCAACAAATGGATACCAAACATTGTTAGTCGCCATAATGCTTGCCGCTGTCATTGCTGGTTCCGCATACACTGGATTGTCAGCAAGCATAATACTCAACACCTTACCATTGCCAGTTGCGGCCAATGCGGCTACAGCACAACCCATAGCCACATCAGGATCTAATGTACTACGCAAAAGGACAGCATCAAGATTTAACTTGGTGTCCTTTGCATAGTCTGGCAACGCTTCTTTGATAGAATCGTTGAATGCCATTATAGTGTCTCTCCGCCTACTGTACGGTTACATGCACACAGCTCGCCAGTCTGTAACGCATCAAGAATACGTAGAGTTTCTTCTGGGCTACGACCTACATCCAAGTTGTTAACAGTAACGTGTTGGATTGTGTTGCTTGGATCAACAATGAATGTAGCACGTAAAGCCGCACCTGCTGGAGCATAAAATACGCCCAACTGTTCTGCCAAGCTCAACTCACCACGCTGTGTGTCAGCAAACTGATTGTGAGTGATCTTTTCAAGATCTGGGTGTGCTTTTTGCCATGCCACTTTGCAGAACTCATTGTCTGTTGATCCTGTTAGCAGGACAGCATCACGGTCTTCAAAGTCTTGATTCAATTTGTCGTAAGCTACGATTTCTGTAGGACATACAAATGTAAAGTCCTTAGGGTAGAATACGATTACTTTCCATTTACCTTCAAAGCTGTTTTCATCGATCGTGAAGAAAGCATCTTCTGGTTGGCCTGGCTTAACGCCTGTTACTACAAAGTGTTCTAATTTATCACCGATTGTTTTCATTTTTAAATCTCCTTGACTTATGAAATTATTTTTGCGACTTGCAGTTATAGCAAATCACTTCTAAGTTTGACTCTTGATTATTGTACGGATTAAGATCACGCTGTCCTATTAAAAGTGGAATAGGTTGGTCCATCCAAGTTTGGTTACCGCATGTTTCGCACTTGTGACCACGTTTCTCAATTAAGTAATCTTTAACATATTCTGGGACTGTTTTCCAATGATACAAACTACAGTCGCTCTTCCATTCTTCAATTCTTTTTTCATTAAGTGATCTTTTTCTATGGTTTTGCTGACACTGATTGTTACAGTACTTGCTTTGATAAGAACCACCTCTTATGGGATTTTCTTTACCGCAATATAAACAGTTGAATATATTTTTGCCCAAATTTAACATCTCAAATGTTTCGTCTGGATTTTGAGACTTTCCTTCGCCACCTGCGGTTTTATTATGTAATATTCCTGTATTGATATCTTTTCTACCATACTCAGCTATTAGTTGTCTTTCTAATTCAAACGCTTCTTCCTCGCTTATATCACTTTTATAAAACACAATCCTATCTTTATCTTTTGGGGGGTGAACAATTCTGCCAACACATTTTGTAACACGATTCCCGCTCCCTTTACCAATATAGTATGGAGTTCCGTCTTCTCTTAGATATCCGTAAACGTAAAATTTATTAGTCATTTTAATTATAAAGTAAATCTTTTTTTAAGAAGTGCTTTTAAAGCACTCTTATTTTTACTTATTGCTTTACATGTAGACATTATATAGGAGTATAATG